GCGAGCCGCAGGATCAAGAAGAAGGACTTTGACACCATGGTGTCGGTCCAGCCCGTGGCTGACCCCAACATCTTCAGTTCTGCACAGCGTATTCAGCTGGCTCAGATGCAGTTGCAGCTGGCGCAGAGCGCGCCGCAGATGCACAACATGTACGAGGCCTACTACCGCATGTATGCGGCCTTGAACATCCGTGACATCGACGGTGTGCTGCTACCACAGAACACCAACATGCCTCGGGACCCTGCGTCCGAGAACAGCGATGTGCTCAACGGCATGAAGTTGAAAGCCTTTGCCGGCCAGCAGCACGATGCGCACATTGCAACGCACTTGATGATGGGCCTGTCCCCTATTCTGCAGTCCAACCCGATGTCTGCTGCCGAGTTGCAGAAACACATTTTGGATCACATTCGCTTGCGTGCGGAAGAGGACATGGAAGTCGAGTTGTTCAAGCAGTATGGAACCGATCCAGACCGCATGGTCTCTGCTATCCAGCGCGAAGGCATGGTCGCTATCAACATTGCCATGGGCATGAAGGAAGTTCGCGACATGCAGGAGACCTTTGCTGGTGGTGATGGACCTGACCCCTTGGTGCAGATCAAGGAGAAGGAAATCGCCCAACGTGCAGAGGCCGACAAGGCCCGCATTGGCCTTGACCAGCAGCGCTTGGCCCTTGATCAGCAAAAGGCACAGCAGACCAACCAGATTAACCAGCAGAAGCTGCTGTTGCAGCAAGAGAAGGTCAACCAACCCCAACAACCAGGAGGCCAATATGCCGCTTAAAAAGGGTTCTAGCAGAAAAACGATCAGCTCCAACATTGGAGAGATCGTTCGCGACTACAAGAAGGACGGCACGATCGGTACCAGCAAGCCAAAGAGCAAAGCTGCTGCCGTGAAGCAGGCCGTTGCCGTTGCGTACAGCAAGGCAGGAAAAACTAAGATGGCCAAGGGCGGTGACGTCATCAAGTCACCTCCTGGTGTGCAAGGGCCATACAAGGTTGTAAAAAAGAAAGACGGCAACCGTCCAGTTAAGATATACTAATTCGTGAGTAAGTGCTAACAGACGGAGCCTTGTACCGTCTGCTTTTCATGGAAACACCATGCTTGAATTTGCAGAAGCAGTTCTGAAAGAGATCAGGAAACTCCAGGATCAATCCAAACAGATTGTCCTGAACGGAACCATCACAGACATGGAGCGGTATCGCTTCATGATGGGTCGCCTTGAGGGTTTGAGAATGGTTGAAGATTCCGTGAAAGATTTGCTCAAAAAAGTCACGGATGACACAGATGATTTTCTCAAGTAAAGGAAGACTATGGAAACCGCAACAGTACCTGAAATCAATATGACCGCCTTGGAGCGTAAGTGGGCCGAGGAGGCAGTTAACAAACCGCCTGCCCTTGACGATGCTTACTCAGAGCTGGGTTTTGACCCAGAGAAACTCGACCAAGCGGTTATAGACACCATTCCCCAGCCGACAGGATGGCGCATTGCCATTCTTCCCTACCGAGGCGCTGAAAAAAGCAAGGGCGGTATCGTCCTAGCCGAAGAAACACAGCGCAGGACTCAGCTTGGCACAGTGTGCGGCTACGTCCTAAAGGTAGGGTCCTTAGCCTACGCCGATCAATCTAAATTTCCCACTGGTGCCTGGTGCAAAGAGGGTGATTGGATTATTTTTGGCCGCTACGCTGGCGCACGCATACCAATTGACGGTGGTGAGATTCGTCTCATCAACGACGATGAGGTACTTGGAGTGGTGAACAGTCCCGAAGACATTCTGCACATGTAAAGGAGCAATGACATGAATGACCAACTTGAATTTAAGATAGGTGAGGACGAGAGTCCGGCCACCGTTGCAATTGGGGAGGACGGTGCTGCTGAAGTATTGGACAAACCCCAAGCGCCCCGCGTCGAGACAGTCTCTCAGCAGTCCAATGACGGCGGAGAGCTTGACCAGTACAGCGAAGGCGTCAAGAAGCGCATTGACAAGCTGACCGCGCGCCTGCGCGAGACCCAGCGCCGTGAGCAAGCAGCCCTGGAGTACGCCAAGAGCGTACAGGCCCGTGCTACGCAGCTCGAGCAGCAGTACATGACTGTGGACGGCGAGCGCCTGGGTGAGGCCAATGGCCGTGTTCAGACACAAGTTGTTGCTTTAAAACAAATCATCCGCAAGGCCCGTGAAGAAGGTGACATTGACACCGAAACGGAAGCCCAGCAACGCCTGACTTCGCTCACCATGGAGCAGAGCCAGATCACTGCCGCTACCCAGCAGCGTGAGCAGCAGGTACAGCAGTGGAACTATCAGCAGCAGCAAGCAGCCCAGCAGGCTGCCCAGCAACCCCAGGTACAAGTTCAGCAGGAAGTCGATCCACGGGTCGAGGACTGGGCCGAGCGTAACCCCTGGTACGGCCGAGATACAGCCATGACTCATGCAGCATGGGGAATCCATCGTCAGTTAATTCAAACTGAAGGATTTGACCCAAACAGCAATGAGTATTATGATGAGCTAGACAATCGCTTAAAGCAGACCTTCCCCCAGAAGTTGGGTGGGGGTCAGCAAGCGCAAACTAACAGGTCCGCCAGACTCGTGCAAACGGTGGCACCTGCATCCCGATCCTCGGGTATCAACAACGCACGCCGCACTGTCAAATTGACCCCAAGTCAAGTTGCAATTGCCAAAAAGCTGGGTGTTCCTCTTGAGGAATATGCCAAGTACGTAAAGGAGTAAGACCATGTCAGACGTTAAAGTACCTACACTCAATCGCAGTTCTCGCGGGGCCGAATCTCGTGAGAGCGATGCGCGACGTAAACCTTGGGCTCCCCCTTCACGACTGGATGCGCCACCTCCACCTCCTGGATATAAGCACCGTTGGATTCGAGCTGAAGCCGGTGGTATTGACGACCGCACGAACATCTCTGGAAAGCTCCGCGAGGGGTATGAGTTGGTTCGTGGGGACGAGTACCCCGACTATCATGTGCCAACAGTAGAAGACGGCCGACATGCTGGTGTTATCAGCGTGGGAGGCTTACTTCTTGCACGTATCCCGATTGAGACACTGGCAGAGCGCAGCGCATATTACCAAAGTAGAGCGAATGACCAATTACAGGCGGCGGACAACGAGTTGATGAAAGCGAATGCCCACAACAGCATGACCATTCAGCGACCCACACGTCAGTCTCGCGTTTCTTTTGGCGGCTCTAATAAGGGCTGACAAATTCAACTTTTTTAAGGAATGACAAATGGCGAATATCGACAAAGCCTTTGGTCTGCGCCCGATCGGTAACCTTTCTGCTACTGGTGCCCAGAAGCAGTACGGTTACGAGATTGAGGACAACCAAGCTGGCGCAATTTTTCAAGGTGACCTAGTTACCATCGTAGGAGGCTATGTTGTTAAATTTGCTCCGGGCACGCATGCTGCGGCCTTGGGCGTTTTAAACGGCTGCCAGTACATTGACCCCACCACCGGCAAGCCCACGTGGAAGAACTACTACCCAGGTTCTGTCAACATCACTTCTGGCAAGATCATTGCCGATGTGATTGACGATCCTAGTCAGTTGTTTCTTATCCAGGCAGACGAGGACATTGTGCAAGCTGACATTGGCAAAAACGCCGATGTCGTTGGCACAGGTGGCAGCACCACTACAGGTGTTTCTACGATGGAACTGGACTCTTCTACTATCGCAGATACAGCAGCGCTGAATTTGAAGATTGTGGGCCTGTACAACGTCCCGGGCAACGAGTTGGGCAACTTTGCAACTGTCGTTGTAAAAATCAACGAGCATTTGTACGGTAGCTCTGGCGTCAAGGCCGTGACCTAATTTAAAGGAACTAAAAAATGGCAATCTCACGTGCACAACTGGTGAAAGAGCTTGAGCCTGGTCTCAATGCTTTGTTCGGCCTCGAGTATAAAAACTACGAGAACCAACACACCCAAATCTACTCCGTCGAATCTTCTGACCGTGCGTTTGAAGAAGAGGTGATGGAATCGGGCTTCGGCGAAGCTCCTGTGAAGACCGAGGGCGCGGGCGTTTCATACGACCAAGCTCAAGAGGTCTACACTGCTCGCTACACCCACGAGACTATCGCTTTGGCGTTCTCGCTGACAGAAAAAGCTGTTGAAGATAACCTCTACGACCGCTTGTCTGCCCGCTACACCAAGGCTTTGGCTCGTTCTATGG